GTCGCGAATATCAGCCCCACCAGCGTCCAGCCCGCCCACGCGTGATCGTTGGCATACGAAAGGATTGATTCGAGCATGTCCGCCACCCTGTCGATTGCCGCTATCCTAACACTCAAAGACCAGCTCAGCGCGCCGCTTCGTGCGGCGCAAAGCGGGGTGGCGGCGCTGGCGGCGCGGATAAAAGAGGCAAACGGCGTCGCGCAAAAGATGAGCATTGCGCTGGGCGGCGTTGCCAGCGCCGCACGACGCGTGGCAACGATGTCGGCGCAGGCCGCCGCGGCCGGACAACTGGCGACCGGGTTTGGGCTCGAAACCTACGCCCGTAATGCGCTGGACGTGGAACACCGGCTCGCCGCGCTTGGCAACACAGCGAACATGTCCAACGATGACCTCAAGGCGCTGTATGATCGGCTCAAACAGGCGGCACGGGCCACCAACCAGTTCACCGGCGACCTGCTCACTGCCAACGAGCAGCTCATCGCCGCCGGTCTGGAATGGCGCACGGCGATGGACATCACACCCGTTCTGGGCAAAGTGGCCACGGCTACGCAGGCTACCATGGGAGATCTGGCGCAGACCGCCTATGCGCTTTCTAGCAACCTGCGCGTTCCGGTCGAGCAGATGCAGGCCGCTTTCGAGCGCCTGACCGTGGCTGGGCAGTCCGGCCAGTTCGAGCTCAGGGACATGGCGCGCGAGTTTGCCAAGCTGGGCGCTTCAATGGGCTCTCTCCGGCTCACCGGGCTCGAGAATGTCTCACGCCTGGGGGCAGCGCTACAGATTGCACGCCGCGGCGCTGGCGATGCAAGCGAGGCGGCGAACAATCTGCAGAATTTTCTTGCCAAATTAGCCGCGCCAGAGGTACAGAGGAATTTCGCCAAATTTGGCATCGACCTGCCGCGCCTGCTCAAGACCGCGCGCGAACGAGGGCTCGACCCGTTCCTTGTCACACTCAAGGCCATCCAAAAGGCAACCGGCGGCGACGAATTCAAGCTCGGCGAGCTCTTTGGCGACATGCAGGTTCAAAATTTCATCAAGCCGATGCTGCTCTACGCCGACGATTACAAAAAGCTCGTCGCCGAGATTGACAGCGCCAACGGCGTGATCGAGGGCAATTTCACACGGATGATGGGCACCACGGCCGAGCGCTGGAAACAATTCCGCATCCAGCTCGAAACGACCCCCATGCCGTGGCTCGACGCGTTGATCGACAAGCTCTCGGCGGTGGTGCAATGGATGAACCAGAACGAGGAACTGGCCGGGCGTCTCGCAACCGGCCTGGTGGCGCTGGGCGCAGCGGCGGCCGTGTTCGGCGCGCTCTCGGTTACGCTCTCCGGGGTGTCTGCGGTGGTGGGGGGCATCGGCACGCTCATCGCTGTGTTGGGAAGGCTCCGGCTGGCCTTCGCTGCCACCACCGCCGCCAAGGTGGCATTTGAAATCGCCAACTCCGGCGCGCCATTGCGGGCGCTGGCATTCCACGCCAGCGCGGCCGCAGCGGCCATCGGGGGCACACTCAAAACCGCGATGCTTGCTGCCGGGCGCGCCATACTATGGCTTGGGCGCGCGCTACTGATGAACCCCATTGGATTGGCGATCACTGCCATCGCCGGTGCGGCCTATCTCGTTTGGCGCAACTGGGATACGGTCAGGGCGGCTCTGGCCGCCACGTGGCAATGGCTGCAATCCGCCGGCCAGAGCGTGGCCGACGCCCTGAAGTTGGCGTTCCTGAACATGACGCCAGTCGGGCAGGTGATCCAGCACTGGGACGAGATCAAGGCGGGCGCCATGGCCGTGGTCGAGTGGATGAGCGCAATCCCATCACAGATCATGCAGATTGGGCGAGATCTGATAGACGGGTTGATCAACGGCATCCGCGAACGCTGGCAAGCGCTCAAAGACGGCATATCAAGCATCGCCAGCGGCATTGCCGACACAGTGCGCGGGGCGCTTGGCATCCGCTCGCCGTCGCGCGTGTTCGCCGAGATCGGCGGACACCTCATGGATGGCCTATCTCAGGGCATCGAGCGCACTGCAGGGCTGCCGCTGGCCGCCATGCGCAGCGTAGCGACCGGGCTTGCGGTGCCGATCGCTGCTGGCGGCCTGATGTTGGGCGCAAATTCCGCATTCTCCGTTCCGCAGCCTGTGATGACGCAGCCGATCGTGCAGATGCCGCAGCCTGTGATGACGCAGCCGATCGTGCAGATGCCGCAGCCTGCGCAAGCCACGTCGCCAACCACTGCACCTGCGTCCATCCACATCACCGTCAACCTCAACGGCCCGGCTACCCCAGAGGCTGCCAACGACATCGCCGCCGCCGTGCGCCGCGAGGTCGAGCGCGCGCTGGCCGAATCCGCGCGGCGCGATGCACTGGTCCGCCGCGCTGCCATGATCGATGGAGGGCTTGCCTGATGGACGTGCTCATGACCCTGGGCGACGGGCAGTCGCAGTTCCGCTTTGCCATCGACACCGCCGCCTACCAAAGCCTGCAACGCCGCACCGAGTGGCGCTGGCCCGCGCAGGATCGCCTGTGGAACGACCCGGCGCGCCAGTTCACCGGCAAGGGCAACGACGAGATCACACTGGAAGGCGTGATCTTGCCAGCCTTTCGCGGTGGCATCGGTCAGATCAAGGCCATGCGAGACCTCTCCGACGCCGCCTTGCGCGACGGCAGCGGTGCGCGTCCGCTGCTGCTTGTCACCGGCTACGGCGACGTGCTGGGCGAGTGGGTCATCACCGGTATCGAGGAAGAGCAGCCCACAATAGGCCCATCTGGCGCGCCGCTGGAACAGCGATTCCGGCTCACTCTGGCCGCCTACGCGAGGGACACCGCATGAGCACCACGTACATTACCACGCGCGACGGCGAGCGCCTCGACCTCATTTGCTTCCGCTGGTATGGATCACTCGATGGCCGTGTGGTCGAGCGCGTGCTCGATGCCAATCCGGGGCTGGCCGCCCGTGATCCGGCCAGGCTGCCAGCGCGCACCACGCTCATCATGCCGCCGCTGCCATCGCGCAGCGCGCCAGCGCCCAGGGTGTTCTGATGCGCCCAGTGTTCTACCTGTTCGATGCCAACGGTAGCGACCTCACCGGCACGCTCATCGACCGCACCACGCGCATCACCGTTACCGACGCAGAGGGCGTGTCCAGCGACACCATGGAGGTCGAGCTCGACGACCGCGGGCAATTCGTGCAGCTGCCTGCCATCGGCGACCGCCTGCGGCTCATGATGGGCTATCTGGAGCGCACGCCGATCCCAGTGATCGGGGATTTTGTGGTCGATGAGGTTCGGCTGTCCGGCCCCCCGCTGTCCATCAGTTTTACCGCCAAAGGCGCGGACATGACGCGATCACTCAAGTCCCCGATCATCGCCGCCTCCGACGACGACACTCTGGCCGATCTGGCACGGCGCATCGCACAGCGCCATGGCTACGAGGCGCAGATACACCCCGACGCCGAGCGCATCCCGCTGGGGCACATCGACCAGCAAACCGAGTCCGACATGGCACTGCTCACGCGCATCGGCCGCGACCGCGACTGGGTGACGCGGCTCGATGGCAATCGGCTGATCCTGCGACCGCACGCCGGAAATCTCCCACCGGCTCGTGAGGCGTCTGAATGGCGTCCAGCAATCCACCGCATCGATGCGCGCAGTATCACCCGCTACGACTACACCACCAACGCCCGCAGCCGCTACGGCAAGGTTCGGTCCTGGTACTACGACCCTGACACCGGGCGGCGCGTTCCGGTCGAGGTCGATGACGGCGAGCAACCGGACGCGCCCACGCTCGACCTGCGCCACGACGCGCGCGACGAAAACGCCGCCCTCGATCTGGCCACCGCCAGGCTGCGGCAGTTGCGCCGAGCGGAAGGCAGCCTGACGCTGGAGCTGCCCGGCGACACGCGCCTACTGGCTGGTCATCACATCCTGGTCACGGGTCTGTCCGATCCGGTGGCCGGCCAGTGGGTCATCGAGCGCGCCGAGCACACGCTGGACGCCAGCGGGCTCAAGACCCGCATCGAATGCGTACCGCCATCGGCAGGCGGGCGCGCCAGCAAAGACCTCACCAACAGCATCCTTGAGGAGATCGAATGACCGACGCCACCCTCATCGACATTCTGCCGCGCCGCGCGCCGAATCTCGCCAGTCTCAAGCGCTGGCGCGGTCTGGGACGCAACGGCGCCAGCGCGATCGATGGTATCGACCATCTGCGCCAGTCAATTATCGACATCCTCACCACATACCC